ACAGTAATAGATAATAGTGTAGTAAATAATGTAGAAGTTACAAATGTATTTAATGAGTATACAACAATTATTGTAACGCCTACACCAGCACCTACACCAGCACCTACACCTGCTCCGACGCCAGCACCTACTCCTGCACCAACACCTGCTCCGACGCCAGCACCTACACCTACACCTACACCTACACCAGCGCCTACACCAGCGCCAACTCCTGCTCCAACTCCTGCACCAACGCCAGCGCCAACTCCTGGTCCAACTCCGTCACCCACACCTACACCAGCACCTACACCTGCTCCGACGCCAGCACCTACTCCTGCACCAACACCTGCTCCGACGCCAGCACCTACACCAGCACCTACACCTACACCAGCGCCTACACCAGCGCCAACTCCTGCTCCAACTCCTGCTCCGACACCAGCACCAACTCCTGCTCCAACGCCAGCGCCAGATGTAATTCCACCTACTGACACACCAAACCCAGATCCGTGTGCGCCAGTGGAAGTCTGTTTCGCTGCAGGCGAGCAAGTTCTAAGAGGCCCAAATGGTTTTGGGGGACAAGATAATATAAGACTTGAAACTATATCTGTAGAAGAAAGATGCCAATTCCAAGTGCCGACCGGATGTGCTAGACCACAACCATATAGAGATCCTATTGCACAGACATTCTACGTTGAAGGAATGCCATTTGGTTGCTATGTTACTAACCTCGATCTGTATTTTAGAACCAAATCATCTACTGCGCCAATCACTCTCCAATTACGCGAAGTGGTAAATGGATATCCAGGAAACAAAGTGATTCCGTTCGGTGAAGTCACGTTGAATCCCGCTGATATTTCTGTCAGCGAAAATGCAACCGCAGCAACAAATTTTGTGTTCCCATCACCAGTATATCTGCAAAATAATACAGAGTACTGTTTTGTTCTTCTCCCAGCAGGTAATAATCCAGATTATAATATTTGGGTTTCTGAATTGGGTGCAAATGAACTCGGTACTGAGAATAGAATTTCTGAGCAACCGCATGTTGGTCTTCTATTCACATCTGCGAACGATAGATCTTGGACAGCGTGGCAGGCAGAAGATATTAAGTTTACTTTACGTCGCGCAGACTTCGATATTAATACAGTCGGTTCGATTGAAATGAAAAATATGGATGTTGACTTCTTAAAATTTGATTCATTTACAAATGGAAATTTCGAACCTGGAGATGCAATCCACGGATTCTCGTTTGGAATTACAAATGCTGGTTCTGGTTATGGTAGCGCCCTTGCCGCGACTGTTGCTGTTTCCGGAACTGCTGGTCAGTTTACTTGCGGTGCATCGAAACTTGTTGTTGGCGATCTCGTAACTATCACTGGTACTCTGGGTGGTACTGCTACAATCACTGGTTATTCGACAGGAACTGTCTATAAGGTTTCTGCTGTCACAGGTTCGGTTGGCGCTGTTACTGGATTCACGTTAACAACTCAAGATGATGTCGCAATCGCAACTACTGCTGGTACGTTAACAGGTCTGACATACACTGTTGCAACAGTTGTTCAACATACTCTTTCAGGTGGTGGTGCTACTACAAATGCAACTGTCAACGTAACAATCACTGGTGGTGTAGTAACAAATGTCGCGGTTACAAATCCAGGAGCAGGTTATACCAGTAACCCGACATTAACTGTCTCAAGTGGTGGTGGTTCAGGCGCAGTAGTCGCGGTAACTCTAAATAGAGGATTCGTGAAGCAGTATGATTCCCTGTATAATGTTGGTAAAATCTTAGTAAGAGGTGGTAGATTTACTGCTACTGATATTATTGGTAATGGCACGACTTTTGCTGAAATTACAGAAGTCGAGAATAAACAACTTAATGTTGTGGAAACTAATATCGGGTTTATTGATCATACTCCTGCGGTAGTTTCTTGGTCAATAGCACCAACTGCTACGGGTGCGACTGCCGCAGGGGATTCATATGAAGGTATAAACTTCGGACAAGAACATGCATTGACATATGAAGCACAAGTATATTCTTACTCAAATGAGCAAGCAAACTTGGGTGGTGATAAATCACTAAGTATAAGAGCAGGCATGGTGACACAAACATCAACTGTTTCTCCTGTGATCGACACTAGAAAATGTTCGATGATCGCTATTGCCAATGACATTAATGGACCAGATGACATTAGTGGTGAAGATGGAAATAACGGAACTGCAGCATCGAAGTATATTTCCCGTCGAGTTATTCTTGATGATGGACAGGACGCCGAAGATCTTCGGGTTTATCTGAGCAATCAGATTCCTGCTGGTTGCGATGTTAGAGTATATGGTAGATTCCAGAATGCGACTGATCCGAGTAATTTTGATGATCTAGAATGGATTCAACTAGAACTCGCGCAAGCGCCTATAGTCAGCACCGGAAAATCTGGATTTGTTGAATATCAGTATACTATCCCTACAGCAAATAAAAATGCTGGAGTTCTTGAATATACTGCAGGAAGTGTAACTTATAGTGGATACAAAAATTTCGCAGTGAAGGTTATTCCAACATCAACAAATAGTTCTGTTGTTCCGCTGGTGCGAGAACTAAGAGCGATTGCGTTGCAGGTGTAATATGACAAGAATTAAACTAACTGATACAACAAAGTATGAACGTGATGGTCATTCGAAGGCAATACTTTCGAATGACCTGCCTGCTCTAACGGCATACAAGTCTCGCAAACAACATATGAAACAAATCGAATCATATGGAGACGATATAAATAATCTTAAGAATGAAATGATTGAGATTAAAAACTTACTAACACAAATACTACAGAAATAAGGATAAAAAGCATGAGCACACTTACCCTTAGATCTGTAAAGGGGACTCCGCTGACGAATACTGAAGTTGATAATAACTTCAGTAATTTGAATACAGATAAGTATGAATCTGGCGCTAGTCCTTCTTTTGCAGATTTAACACTTACCGGAACCCTGACCAAATCGGTTGCAGGCACAGTTACAGCAGCGGGAACCACTCAAGGTGATGCTACTGCGCTGACAAAAACTGTCAACATGATCACAACAGCAACAGCAAATCAGGGCGTAAAACTCCCGACTGCTGCCGCTGGTTTGACCATCAAGGTTATCAACACCACAGCAGTTACCATAAAGGTGTATCCAAATACCTCAGATGTTATTGACGGTGGAACTGTCAACGTTGGTGTTAATCTATCACCATATTCATCTGTTGAATTGGTTGCACAAGATGCTGTAGATTGGTATCGTGTAACTAATTTAATTGTATATGACTCGAGTGGTAACAGGTTAAACTAAAATGAACCCTCTAAAGGTCAAGGCAACAGGTTCCCCAATCACTTCTGCAAACATCAGCGGTTTGCAGACCATGACCGATGCAGAGGTAAAAAATTATATTGCCAATGTTATCACAGAAAAGTTTGCTGCAGTAACAGATGGTACTGGTACTGCTGAAATTAACATTACTACAAATAACTCAGGCGCAGGAACATCGATCGGTACGTTTGTCGATACGACAAGAAACGAATCTATCGGTGCACATCCTGCTACTGGTGCAGTTACTACGACAACATACACTGCCAAACAGGTTACCGCTGCAGCAGTGGAAAGTATTACCAACAGACCATTAGCATGGGATTCTCGTCTAGAAGAAATGGTAGATGGCGACATTGATAGCACAATGGATCTCTGCGTTGAAGCAATGGTCGCGGAATCAACATATACTGCTGGTCAATATAAACTACAAGCAACTGCTCCATCAGGCGGAACTTGGGTTGCAAGATATACGTTAACAGATACAGCGCAAGGTGGAAACACTGTAACATATCTGTGGCAGAAAACGGTTGCATCTTCGGCACCAACAGTGGATCTCACACCACTAAGGGTGTTTGATGGTGGTAACTGCAAGCAGATGACTGAAGCAGAAATCGAACAGATGCTTCCTGTCTTCAGAAATAGAATTATCGAAACTGGTATCGGAACCTATAAAATCCAAACGGATGCGCCCACTAGCGGCGGAACTTGGATTCAAACAGGCAACGCATTCACTGATACTCGCGAACAAGTATCGCCACAAAACTATGCGGGTAATTTCACTGGTAGTTATGGCGGAACTGCAAACTTTATTGGTTCAAGAACCTTTTCTGGTAACTATGCTGGTAACTATGGTGGACCAGCAAATTATTCTGGTTCTAGAACCTATACTAGAACCTTACCTGCAGGATATATTGGACCTGCTACTTACTCTAATAACTTTAGTGGTTCTAGAACATATACTAGAACCTTACCCGAGGGTTACATTGGACCTGCTACTTTCTCCAATAACTTTGGTGGTTCCAGAAACTATACTGGTGACTATGCTGGATCTGGAAACTATACTGGTAACTATTCAGGTTCTAGAAACTATTCTGGCAACTACCTAGGATTTTTCTCTGGTAACTACCTCGGAACATATACTGGAAACTTCTCTGGTTCTAGAACATATTCTGGTAATTATCTGGGCAACTTCTCAGGTAACTACCTCGGAACATATACTGGAAACTTCTCGGGATCCAGAACATATTCTGGTAATTATCTAGGATTTTTCACAGGAAGTTATGAAGGAACATACAGCAGAAACTTCTCTGGTTCTAGAAACTACACTGGTAACTACCTAGGATCTTTCACAGGAGCCTATGGAGGAACATATTCACAGAACTTCTCTGGATCTAGAAACTATACTGGCAACTATTCTCAAGGATTTAGCGGTAACTATCTAGGAACATATACTGGATTCTTTGCTGGATCTAGAAGTGTACCTGACAACTATGCTGGTAATTACTCAGGCAACTACCTCGGAACATATGAAGGATTCTTCGCTGGATCTAGAAACTTTGGCGGTAACTATGCTGGTTCTAGAACCTATTCTGGTAACTATACTGGACCTCCAGGTCCACCATATACTGGGTACTTCGAAGCACAACCATATTCAGGAAACTATGTTGGACCTGGAACTGTGGGATACTCTGGTACACCATATCTTGTAACTACTTACCTTGACCCACCATTTCCGGAACCAACCACAGTTGTCTGGGTGACACCTTACTGGACGGGGGTAGCAAGTTACACTGGATTTTATACAGCAGGTAATTACGTTGGCGCTGGTCCTGGTGGACCTGGACCTTCAGGAGGACCTGGACCAAGGTTCATCCCTGATACTTATGCAGGATTTTTCAGCGAACCAGGAGGCACCTTCGCTGGATCTAGAACCTTTGGTGGTAACTATGCTGGTTCTAGAACTGTGCCTGACAACTATGCTGGTAATTACTCGGGCAACTACCTCGGAACATATGAAGGATTCTTCGCTGGATCTAGAAACTTCGGCGGTAACTATGCTGGCAACTACTCGGGCAACTACCTAGGAACATATACTGGATTCTTCTCTGGATCTAGAAACTATTCTGGTAACTATCTTGGCAATTTCAGCGGAAACTATGATGGAACATATTCACAGAACTTCTCTGGCTCTAGAAACTATTCTGGTAACTATCTAGGATTTTTCAGCGGAAACTATGATGGAGCATACTCGCAGAACTTCTCTGGTTCCAGAAACTATTCTGGCAATTATGATCAAGGATTTAGTGGTAACTATCTAGGAACATACTCGCAGAACTTCTCTGGATCTAGAGCATATTCTGGCAATTATGATCAAGGATTTAGTGGTAACTACGTCGGTACATACTCACAGACCTTCGCTGGATCTAGAAACTATTCTGGTAACTATGAAGGATCTTATGGTGACGCTGGGTTTTATTCAGGTTCTAGAAATTATACTGGTAACTACGTAGGATTTTTCTCTGGTGTCGCACCATATGCTGGATCAAGACAATATTCTGGTAACTATCTAGGAACTTTCTCTGGTGTCGCGCCATATTCTGGTTCCAGAACCTATTCTGGTAATTATCTTGGCGGCGGAACCTTCCTTGGAACTTACTCTGGATCTAGAAATTACTCAGGTATATATAATGGACCAGCAAATTATTCAGGTACTTATGGCGGAACGTTTTCTGGGGCAACAATACAAGCAACCAAAGAAACAGTGTCATCTGTTAAATTGTGGATAAGGACGGCATAAACATGGTTTTGAGAAATAAATCTTCGGCGACACCTGTTTCTGCTGTAAACTGGCAGGGTCTGCAACAGATGTCTGTCGATGAAGTAAAGAATTATATTGCACAAACTCTGACAGTTTCCTTTGGCGCAAACTCAGATGGTACTGGCACTGCCGAAATTAACATCACCACAAACAACAGCGGTTCTGGTACTACAATCGGAACATTTACCGACACAGATAGAACAGAAGCAACAGGTACACATCCTGCTACTGGTGCTGTTAACACTGTTACATATACTGCTAAGCAGGTTACTGCTGCTGCTGCAGAAAGTATTACCAATCGTCCTTTGAAATATGACGACGGTATCAAAGAATTAACAGATGCGCAGATTGACACTGAGATTCTGGATTATGCAATTAATGCGATGATCAGCGAGACAACATATACTGCTGGACAATATAAACTACAACCAACTGCTCCGTCAGGTGGTACATGGGTTGCTCGATACACATTAACTGATGTTGCTAATGGCGGCGATACAGTGACATATCTGTGGCAGAAAACTGCTGCAACTACACTGTCAGACTCTAATCTGAAACCACTAAAACTTATCGATACCAAAGATGTTAAAGAAATGTCATCTTCGGAAATTCTACAGATGCTGCCAAATTTCCGCAACAGAATTGTTGATAGTGGCGTAGGATTATACAAGGTTCAATCAACTGCTCCAGTTTCTGGTGGAACATGGGTCCAACTTGGCGATGAACTTGCTGACACCAGAGAGCAAGTAACACCACAGAATTATCAGGGCAACTTCGTCGGCAATTATGTCGGTAACTTTGCAGGGTCAAGAAACTTTACTGGTGCCTATGCTGGAACATATGCTGGATCATTCGCAAATAACTTTAGCGGTGGTTACGTAGGTCCATCAAACTATACAGGAAATTACTCTGGATCATTCGCAAATAACTTTAGCGGTGGTTACGTAGGTCCAGCAAACTACTCTGGGGCGTATTCTAGAGGATTCTCAGGAAATTATGCTGGTAACTTTGTTGGAACTGCTCCTTATTCTGGTTCATATTCTAATAACTTCAGCGGCACCTACTTAGGAACTTTTGCTGGTTCTAGAAACTATGCTGGTAACTATGCTGGAAACTTCTCGGGCAACTACCTCGGAACGTATGCTGGTTCTAGAAATTATGCTGGAAACTATTTGGGCACCTTCTCGGGTAACTACCTTGGAACCTTCAGCGGTAACTATGCTGGAACATACTCACAAGGTTTCTCTGGTAACTATCTTGGAAACTTCTCAGGTAACTACCTTGGAACTTATGCAGGTTCTAGAAACTACGCAGGCAACTATGCAGGCAACTACCTAGGAACATACGCACAGACCTTCTCTGGATCTAGAAACTTTGCAGGCAACTATGCAGGAAACTACCTAGGAACATACGCACAGACCTTCTCTGGATCTAGAAACTTTGCAGGCAACTATGCTGGAAACTACCTAGGAACATATACCCTATTCTTCGGTGGATTCGTTGGTGGAAATTTCGCAGGCAACTACCTTGGAAATTATGCTGGTTCTAGAGTTGTACCTGGAAACTTTGTAGGAAACTTCTCGGGCAACTATCTTGGAAATTATGCTGGTTCTAGAGTTGTACCTGGAAACTTTGTAGGAAACTTCTCGGGCAACTACCTTGGAAATTATGCTGGTTCTAGAAACTACGGCGGCAACTACGCAGGTAACTACCTCGGTACATATTCAAGAAACTTCACTGGTAACTATGTTGGAAACTTCACTGGTAACTACCTTGGGTCATATTCAAGAAACTTTACTGGTAACTACTCACAGAACTTCTCTGGATCTAGAAACTTTGCAGGCAACTATGCAGGTAACTACTTAGGAACATATACTGGATTCTTCTCTGGTTCTAGAACATATTCTGGCAACTATGCTGGGAATTATACAGGGTTTTACACTGGATTCTTTACAGGTAACTATGTTGGACCAGCGACTTACTCGGGAACATATTCAGGAACATATACTGGATTCTTCTCTGGAAATTACGCAGGAACTGCAACATATACAGGTAACTACACTGGATTCTTCACAGGGAATTATACTGGGTTCTATGCAGGAACTGCTACCTATACGGGCACATACACTGGAAACTTCACAGGAAACTACACTGGATATTATTCAGGTTCTAGAACCTATTCAGGAAATTATGCCAGCAACTTTAGCGGAACATACTCAAGTAACTTCTCTGGTGCGACGGTGGTTGCAACCAAAGAAACTGTATCAACGATAAAACTTTGGGTTCGCACAGCATAAAACCCTTGACTTTTGGGGCAAAATCGCGTATATATAATATTGAGAAAATATTTTTTTAATGGAGATTTGAATGACTACCACACGCACTATTGAAAATCCTTACTGGGCGAATAAAGAAAAACAACATGTCATTGCAGAGTTCGTTTATTCTGATACGGGTAAACGAGCAACTGCATCAATCATGAACGACGGAACTAATCGCGACTTTGATGAGTTGATGAAAAAGTATAGCGTTGAGCAGATTGATGCAAATACCAAGAAACGGTTTGATGATCGCAATCAACATATCAAACATAATATCGAACGCCAGAAGGTTGATAAGACTCGTATGCAGCAAGAGCAACTGTTCGCTGCCAAACTGGATGCATTTGAAATTGACTTGATCAAGTCCTCGAAGAATCGTGATTTAAAATCTAAGATTCGTAAGGCCAAGAATATTATGGAAGTTACTGCTTACACTGTTATTCTTCTACAGTTGGAAGAAGCAAATACTGCTATCGTGCGAGAAGCAGTTGATGCAGAATAATGGTTTCCTCTACGTTGCAACAGTAAGAAAAGGTTACTACAGGGCAGCGAGAAATTCCGCTATATCTCTACGCGATTTCTATCCTGATGCAAAAATAACATTCTTTACACATGAGGAATGGGTTCAACCAGATGATCATGAGATTTTTGATACCATAATCACTGAGAATGTCCCACGGGACAAGCGAGCAAAACTGTGGGCACTTGATCAAACTCCATACGATCTGACAGTTTACATGGATTGCGACACTGAAGTCGAGCACGAAGATATCCAAAAGATTTTCGACCAGATCCCAGAGGATATCGATGTCATCTTTACTGCCAATCGTCCATATAACGCAGCAATAACTAAACTCTCAGATACCGAAGAAATGACTGAGCACTGTGGGTTGTTTGTCTATCGAAATAATGAACAAACATTAAAACTAATGCGTGCATGGTATGACGAGTATTGGGAACAAAATAAACCAGGATGGGATCGCAAGCATTATCCTGAATCTGCGCTGCAGTGGGACACATTCACAATGTGGAGACTCCTAAATCATTTTGACTTTGGTGTTAAAACAGGTAGATTCCCTGATCCAGATGCTAGATGGAACTTTGTTTCTGGATACACAGAAGATGAATTACAGGGACAACCAATAGTAATTTATCATTATACAATTCCACATTCTTTATTGAGTTAAACAGGACAGACATGCTACAATTTACAAATTCAGTTTCAAAAGAACTAACTGACATTCTAGATCCATTTACTGAGTGGTTCTTTGCACAAAATGATCAACATCTTGTTCTTGGTCCACAAGAACTGCAGGAAAGACGTCGAGGTGGATTGAACGTAGACACTGCTACTGATGAACAGTATCTAAATCATATCGTCGGTAAGGGTGAGCGTCATGTTGGTTTCCCTGATGTTGCATGGTGTACTGATATGTCACAGGCGCATGGGCAACCATGGTTCCCTTCTGAATATGGCAGAAGGCAACAAGAAACTAATAAAGAATTGATCAGTTATCTGGGTGCAAGAAACAATGCAGTGTTTACGTACTATCCTGAAAATGGTTTCATGGGATGGCACACCAACTGGAACGCATCAGGATACAATATTCTTATCACATATAATGCTGAAGAAAATGGTGGATATTTCCGCTACCTAGATCCAGTCACAAAAGAAATCGTAACTATGGTTGATCCTGTTGGTTGGTCATGCAAGGTTGGTCACTTTGGCGATCGCAGCGATCCAAACAAAATCGTATATCACTGTTGTGGTAATACTGCTAAGAGATTGACACTAGGATATGTTGTGCCGCATCTAGAAATTTGGCGGTCAATGATTGAAGATATCTCAGGTGAAGATGCTTCTCACTTTTCCTGAGTACTTTTAACTTCACTATATTTTGTGAGTAGATCCTCTAGGATAGTCAACTGCTCGTGCATTTTTTCAATATCATCTAATAACTTAGGAACTGCAATTCTTGCTCGCTCGAGGATTGCAGTTTCATAGTTTTTAATTCCAACATTAGTAGCAGACTTAATTCGACGGTTTCGAAATAGTGTTTTAATTTTACTAATTAACGATGGAATTTTTGGTGTCATGTTTAATTGAATCATGTGTTGATTGTTGCGCTGATCAGTTGCCTGTTGTCGCATCTTCACAATTTGTTCTTCTTTTGCTCTTTCCGCTGCTTCTTTTTCGCGTGTAAGTCTTTGGTTTTCTTCGCGTAAACTTTGCATCTCAGCAGAAATTCTAGATTCCTCTTCTGTTTTCTTTCGCTGCAATTCTTCATGTTTTTCTTGTGCTATTCTTTCCTTCTCAAGTTCTTCTGGGGAAGGTTCATTGATTACAGTTTCTTCTTGGAAGTTTCCTTCGATCCATTCTTCCGCGACTACTTCCTCTGGTGGAAGTGGTACTGACACTAAAGGTTCTGGAATATGATCTTGTGGTGGTGGTGCTACAACTCTTGCTCTACCCATATTATGACCCCAATTCTATCATGCACGTATTGATATACAATCTCATGAATTTTAATTTTCTCTCATAGCAGAAATCTCTGACTGCTGCCCTAACTCCAGGATGTAACCTATTATCTATTGAATAATCATCCACAAAAATTAATCCATTTTGTTTTACCACATCAAGACTAGATACCAAATCTTCCATCACACCCTCATAACTATGATCGCCATCGATATAAATCCAGTCCAATTTTTCTCCAGTATACGAAGAAAACCAATCCCGAGAAGTCATTCTATGGATAGTTGCAGGTAAATCTTTAAATTTTTCACAAACGTCAAGATAGAGATCGTCATAAAATTTTTGAAAATCTGCGGGATCGGTCGAACCTACTAATGAAGAATATCTCTTTAAGATTTTTTCGTATCCAATATTCAACCAATCAGTAGTATTTTCATATACGCTGATATTATATGGATCTATCATATGTAGATAACTACATTTTGTCAAAAGTTGTTTTGACGTATCACCTCTCCAGATACCAATTTCTGCGCCTACAGAATTTTCTGGAATCCAATTCTCAGTTATTTTTTTAATATCTGTGTTTGTTCCTAACATCATTTACTTTTTTCCAATTACCATGAAGCGATCGAACTCGACCTTACCATCCCAACTGTAATATGACTGTTTAATAGATCCCTCGTAGAAAACATCAGTAACACCAACATTCTCGATATGCTCTTCGATAGATGGAACGCAATTAATACCATACATTTCTCTGAAAACATTTGACGACTGACAAGCAAAGATACAATCCTTGTTTGCAGTTGTCATTTTCTTCAGAGGATACATTGTCTCGCAGCAAATCGAAATTACAATATCTGTTTCTAGTGCATTAATGTCATGGTATGCAAAGGGAATATCCCAATTGATATGATTAAGTTCGACACCTTTATTGGAATAATACCGATTGAAAACTTTTGACAGTTCAAGCGCATCTTTATCGATGTCAATTAGATTAATTTTCTTGACATTTAAATTTTCACACAGTAATGGAACAAGCGGAAATCCTAACCAAGAATTTAGAATTGTAATATCCAGTTGTTTTGGTCCAGGAGTAAATCTCTGTAGTTCTTTTACTAACCAAATAGCAGCATCCATTGTATTGGGATTCATCGACTTACGAAAGTCTTCGTGCTTCCATGGCATCTCATGGGCAATTTTATCTAGTCCTTCGCCCCAGTGGCGATAATTGTTCAAGTAATTATAGTTTAACATCTTGTGGTCTTTCCATTGAATCATATAAACAGATAAGTGGTTCTTCTCTCAGGACTTGTTCTCTCACATCAGTTGGCCACATGTATCCATAGTTATAACTATAAACCCAACCATCAGGAAAATGATTAATTTTTAGTAAACGATCTCTCTGGTGACCGAAAAGATTATCAAGTCCTCTATAATAATAAAACATTTGATCAGGATAGTCTTTTACAAACTTTGTAATTTTATCGACATCCAATCTGTCATTCCATCTCAAAACACTCGAGTTTAGATCTGTGTATTTGTGAGGGATCTCTTTCGTGTCCTCTTTCATTTTCTTCATATTGTGCCAGTGGGTGCGAACAAATGTTAAACCGTCCTCGGGATCGTGCTCAACTATACAATCGATGTTCTGTTGAATCCCAATATCCAAGTCTAAGAAAAGTTTCTCACCTTGTTTTCTGATAACAGATTTATCAAAAAGATAAAGTTTGTTCCACCATTTCTCATAATAATTATCTTCAGGAAAAGGAATGACATTTATCTCTGGATCTAACCCAAGCGAATGCTCGGTCAGACAGTAAAACTCAAACTCAGAAGTAATATACTTCTTACATTGTTCCAGAATTTTATTGACATGTTCTGGTCCATATTTGTATCCCCACTTTACGGTATAGATACTAATCATTATACATTCCAATGCTCTAAAAGATCAGGATCGACGAGCGACTCCTGTTTCACTTTGCCTCTGCTGTTATCTTGAAATGGTAGCAAGTCAACATTAAACACGCAGAGGATACAGTCCTTTCTATATTTAGCGACTTCTAAGTCGCCTTCGTGCCAGTTACGGCCGCGATTGTATGAATACGCAAATGTGCTTGGGAAGTGTCGCCAGAGGGGTGTATCACTAAAGTCTCCCCATCGCCAACTATGATAGTTGTCAGTTCCATCGGTGAACGTGAACCAAATACGTTCTTGGTGTTCCAATACATCCTGCCAAATACATTCTGTCTGATCATCTGACCATACCATACAACTACCATTAGTATATGCGCCATGGGAAAGTTTGAAGTTGCGAGACTTCATCGGTCTCGGATCTTGCCACCACGAGCGCAACTTGGTAGGATTCTCTAGGTCATAAGTGATGATTGGCGACAAATCATTTTGTATGATAACATCAAGGTCGAAAAAGACAAATCTTCCAGTGGGATTATGGTCTG